GTTTGATTTTATTAAAAGTTTGAATCTTAAAAATGTCAAGCGAGTGTTTAAATTGACAGGCCGAGGCGAACTTTCGGAAGAATTTGATATTTCATATTATGAAAATCCGGAATTGTTTGGTAAATATGTTTTCAAGAAAAGAATAACTTCTTGGATGGATCCACAAAAAAGCCTTGTTAGTACAAGGTGTTGGTCTTTGTGTTACAGTCTTTTTGACGAAACACACGAAATGTTGGCCAGAGTTTTTGCTGGTTGCATGAATGTTGGTCCAGATGTGGAACATGTAATTTTCTCAGAATTAGATTTGACAAAATTGGTAGAAAAAGATATGGTATACTTTAGGTGTCAGATATCCAGAACAGGTTTGGTAGAATTAGATTAATTTAGTGCGCTATATATCGAAGCCAAGATTTGACAAATTTGTGAATCTGTGATACAATCCATTATAAATAACCCTACGGACAACCAAAGTGTGTTGTATTTCATAGGTAGACAATGTTATCGTTTAAAACTTTTTTAACAGAACAAGAAGATCCTGAAGAAGGCGCCAGCCGTCAGATTAAACACTTGACGCATGTGGAAGACCGACCTCTACAAACAGGTGAAAAGGGTGCAAAACACGCTATTTCTTCACTAACTGCTGCAGCAGAACACATTAAGTCAGGCAAAAAAACCTCTGAATTAACTACAAAATATGATGGTTCACCAGCACTAGTGTATGGTCACCATCCAAAAAATGGTAAATTCTTTGTTGCATCAAAGTCTGCTTTTAACAAGACACCAAAGATTAACTACACACCAAAAGATGTAGACATGAACCATGGCCATGCACCTGGTCTGGCCGCCAAATTAAAAGATGCACTGACACATTTACCTAAGATTGCACCAAAAGAAGGTGTATATCAAGGTGATATGATGTTTGGTACAGACAAAGGTGATAAGAAACAAGAGAAGAATGGTGGAACTTCATTTCATCCCAATCCATCAGGTCTAACATACACAGCTCATGGCGATGAAGCTGCAAAAGTTAAAAAAGCAAAGATTGGTGTCGTTACACACCTTTCTTATCATGGTGAAGATGCATCTAGTCTAAATGCATCACACGAAGTCAACCATGAAAAATTTACTAAACATCCCGATGTATACTCAGTTGATCCTAGAATGGATACAACAAAGGTTCATTTCAGTCCAGATAGTCAGAAAAAATTTAATAAACATATTGCAGCTGCACAAGCAATACATGATACTCATGGTAGTGATATGTATGCTGGCACTAGTACTCACCATGGCGTTGGTGGTTCATTAGAAACATATATGAATCATACAGTTAGAACGGGTGAAGAACCTAACCATACGAATTTCAAAAACTGGTTGGAAAAAGATAGAAATAAGAAGATTGATAAACTAAAAACTGAAAAGAATCGCACAGCAAAACAGGCCGAATTGAAAGATGAACTTGGTAAAGTTGAACGCAATAAGAAACATTACAATAACCTTTTCAAAATGCATAAAGAGTTGCAATCAGCAAAAGGTGTATTGATTGATACTTTAAATCAACACCAACAGTTTCAACATTCACATGCTGGTGAAGATGCTAATCCAGAAGGTTACGTATTTCACCACAATAATGAATCTGATAAATTTGTTAATCGTGCAGAATTCTCACGTAGAAACTTTGCTGGTATAAGGAACATTTGATGGAATCATTCAAGTCTTTTTTGTTGACCGAAGGTCGTGGTAAAATGACTGCTTCTGGCCAAGCAGGTGAAGACCATTTAAAAAAATATGTTACACCATATCTTGGTTCAAAGGAATTTACACACACTCTAGCAACCGAACATGAAGATTTACCAAAAGGTTCTTCTGTAAAATTAAAGAGTGTTGAACGCATCAACGGAAAAATCCATGTAAATGCTGAAGATGAAACTGGTAATCATCAATTAATTCCTATTTCAAAATTACATAAACCAGGTGAAGCACCAACAAACAAAGGACATGATTATGAATCTAAGTTTGTTGAGAGATTGAAACACCACGGTATTATGCCACATCATCTCCTAGGTGCAGGTTCAACCAGCGGCACAGACTTTGCAATCGAAAACAAAAAAACTCAATCCATGCATCCTGGAACAGTTTCTGGTTCTTTATTAAATGGTGAAACAAAAGACGGTGTTACTGCCGCAATGGGACAATTAACAATACATCACACCAAAGAAAAGGGTTGGCATATTGGTGACGCAGCAAGAAAGAAAAGACCACTTTATGCAAAGGCAATAGAGAAAGCTGGTATTTTGGACCATATGAATGCTCATTACCATACTCCTGAAAATGTGGAGACTACTGCTTCAGGTAGAACAAAAACAATTGAACTGAAACATCCAAATTTAGATCCAGCACAAGCATACCTACAAGACCACCATGTACACGTACTTCAAGTTGGTGGTTATGGCACATACAGTGTTGGTAAAAAAGATGAAACTGGCCATGGCCTACCTAATATATCTGGCCAAGGTTCTTGGAGAATTAGGGAAAAACAAAAAGGTAATAAATTTGCCAGAACAGTTGCTTTTCATCCAGATGGTAAAAAGGGTTTGAATAAAAGTACATACGACTTAGACAAAGACGAAGATTTGTTTAATTTCAAGAAAACTTTGGGACATAAAGATTAAATGAAATCATTCTTAGAAAAATTAGAAGCAGATTCAAAAACCCACAAGCCAGTGGTGATGGCTTTTGGCCGTATGAATCCACCCACAATTGGCCATGAAAAGTTAGTGGATAAAGTTAAACAAATTGCCAAAGATTACAAAGCACCACATCACGTTATCATTTCTCATTCAGTTGATGCTAAGAAAAATCCTTTGGATGCAAAATCCAAATTGAAGCACGCTAAGAGATTCTTTCCAGATACGAATATTGAAACGTCTAGTAAAGAACAACCAACATTCTTGCAACATGCAGCCAGATTGAATCAAATGGGACACGACCATTTAATTATGGTTGCTGGTTCTGACCGTGTAAATGAATATGCAGATAAATTAAAACAATACAACGGAACAGCTGCTGGTTCTCTTTTTAATTTTAAAAAGATTGAAGTTAAGTCTGCTGGCCAACGTGATCCTGATGCCGAAGGTGCAGAAGGCATGTCGGCTTCTAAAATGCGTGAACATGCAAAGAATGGTGATTTCAATTCTTTTAGACAAGGTGTTCCATCACATGTACCAGAAAAACACGCAAGAGAATTATTCCGTGATGTTCGTAGAGGCATGGGACTAAATGAAGAACACAATCGTGGATTATTCAAAGCAATCTTTGTGACTGGTGGTCCAGGTTCAGGCAAAGATGTTATCATACGTGAAGCAATTGCTGAAAGCAAAGCAGTAGAATTAAATTCAGTACAGGCATTTGACTTGTTGATGGATAAACAAAAATTGTCCGAAAAAACAACAGATTATCGCAGAGAAGCAATTCGTAATCGTGGACCCCTAATCATTAATGGTCCTGCTGATGACCACACAAGAATGATTACCATTAGAGAAGAATTGGAAGAATTTGGTTACGAAGCTGTTATGGTATTTGTTGATACAACAAATGAAGCCAGCAAAGAACGTAATGAGAAATTGGCCAAGTCGATTTCAGAATCGGTTAGATATGATAAGTGGCAATTAGCACAAACTTCAAAAGAAGCATACAAACAGAATTTTTCTAATTTTATAGATTTTAATAATAGTTCAACCTTTGAAGAAATTCAAGAGGATATTACTGATACTTACGAAAAAATAAATAGGTTCATTGAGGACAAAAATTACAATGAAATTGCGTTCTCTTGGTTGGAAAGTCGTGGTAAAATTAGTATCACATCATTATTTAAGGAAAATGAAAATGTTAAGAAAAATTCTAGATTTTTTGAAAGTTACAAGTCCAAGCGCAACACAGAAACATCCTCTAGATATCCAAAAATATCATCCGGAACAGGTCCAACAGCCGATGGTCCAGGAGACACCACCCCAGATAATCGTGCAGGAGACACCAACGCCGACAACATCAAGTGGGACGGAAACAAAAAGCGAGGAAGTTACACCTTCAAAACCTACAGCGAAGAAAACGCAAGCCTCAAAATCAGCCCAATCCCCAAAGAAAGCAACTTCTCCAAGGACAAAGAAAAAGTAAAACGTAATCGTTTTATTGATTCACCAACTGTTAATCAAAGAATGAGAAATATTTCAACAGTTGGTCCAGAATTCGATACACGCCAACAGGGAACAGTATACCCTATGTCTGGTTTAGGCGATGTAACATACAGAGAATCATTTAATGATCCAGGTGATTCCGAAATGGGTGTTGTTGGTGTTTTAAGTGGTTCTACAAATAAAGAACCAATGGAAAACCCAAGAGATAAATTTGGTTCTAGTTCAACAAAGAAGAAAAAGAAATGAAAAAATTCACAGAATTTGTAAAAGAATCCACACCAGAAACGGTACACCATGATGCTGAAGAAATCAAACGTCAAAAGAAACATTTGATGGATAAAGCAAAAGAGTATGGTGACCAAGCTGAAAGAGAAAAACAATTCGGACACGGCGGCGCCGCACAAGCTAAAGGTGAAACTTTTGCTGCAGCTGCAAAAAATATTAAAGGAGCATAAAATGATTAACTTAAAAAAACAAGATCCTATTGCAGATGCAGTAAAAGGCATTCTACAACAAGAAGCACTAAAGGGTAACCAAGGAGCTATCGACAAGAACCATAACAACAAAGTCGATGCGGAAGACTTTGAGATTCTTCGTGGTGAAAAGAAAGCCAAAAAGAAAGAAGTTGCAGAAGAAACAGTTGAAGAAGGTATTAAAGAAATTGCTAAGAAAGCTTTCAAAGCTTTGACTGGTGGTTCAGATGAAGACCAACTTAAAGACCTTCAACGCAAGATGAATCTTCCACAAACTGGTAAGAAACCATCAGACAAGGCTATGGGTGAAGAAGTTGAACAGATTGATGAATTATCAAAATCAACTTTAGGTTCTTATGTGAAAAATGCAGCAAAAGATGTTGGTGCTTCTCGTTCACTTGGTGCCAACTTTGCAAATAATGCAAACAAATCTAGAAAACCTAGTTCCAAGTCAGCGAACTCTCGTCTTTCTGACAGATTCAATTCCATCGCTCAAAAGCGTCACGCAGGTATTGACAAAGCAGTTGAACGTTTAACAAAAGAAGAAATCATGCCAAAAACATTGAAACAATTTAAAGAAAATGCATTTGATTGGAAAAAGAAACCTGATCCAGAACCAAACGGTGGTTCAGGTGTTAAACAAGGTTCACGTTATGGTGGCTCTAAACAAAAAGACGTACCTGAAAAGGACACTGACGAAAAAAAGTAAATGAGGCAAAAGGACCAACCAGTCAGGAAGACGGACCTTTTGTCTCTAGTATCAATGATACACACGATTTGAAGCCATTGAATCATGCAAGATACTTGGCTAAAAAATCTTTAGATAGAGTTCAAAAAGAAATGATGAACAAATAAGGCACAATAATGAGCAAAGCACAAACAGTAAAGTCTATAGTAAAAAAAGGTGGTTTAGAAAAATCATCTTTTGGTACCAATCCTTGGGATCCATGGTCCGCAAAAGCAAACATTTCGGAAGATGCTGCTTTGAATCAATATCTCATTTCTAGAGGTATTAATCCAAAACATGTTACCAAAGACCAAAAGGTTGCACATTCCAAGATGGGTCAATTCATCAAGTGGAAAAGAGACCACATGGTCGAATCTCTTGTTGAAGCAATTGACAAAATGGATGTTGTTACATTTGACATTCCTTTGTTGATTCGTGTTTTGGAATTTACCAGAGAAGATTTAAAGACTGATATTGCTTTGCACAAAATGGTTGAAAAATTGATTCACATCCGTAAAAAAGGTGTCTTGTCAATGAAAGATTACAACTTTGTGACAAAATTGAAAGAAGACCTTGACCTCGATGAAAACCATATTGCAATTGCAATGGGTCAGATGATGGATGATGAAGGTAGTATGGTTTTGAATCAGTTGGATCAAATGGAGCGTGCCGTAAAGATGGTTCGTGATTACATTGGTACTGATTATGAAAAACAACTACCTGCATGGGTTCAATCTAAATTGACATTGGCATCAGACTACATTGATACTGTTGGTAACTATCTAAACAGTAAGAATGAAGATATTAATGAAGCCACATCAGCTTCTATTCGTATGTACAAAGCTTTACAACAAGCTAAACAAAAACGTGAACGTGAAGAACGATTGGGCAACGAATTGTTGAACAAGAAACCAGCAGACACGCAACCTAAAAAACAAGACATGACAGAAGTTGCACCTCCAGGTTTTGAAGGTACCGTCAAAGCAATGAAAAAGTACAAGAAGATTGATAATCCTTGGGCACTTGCATGGTCCATGAAGAACAAAGGTTACAAGTCACATAAGAAGGCTGACGGCACTCAAAAGAATGAGGAAACAGAATTAGAAGAAGGTCGTGGTTACAGACACGGTGTTCCTAGTTATCACTCGTTTGGTCGTCCTCGTAGAGAAGATGATGAGTACCATGTTCCAGATCCAGGAATAACACATAAAATTACATTTAATGTTTCTAAAGATGGTGGTGAGAAACACAATCGCACAGTAACTATTTCTAATTCTCAAAAAACTCACGCTGAAGCTAAACCTGCTGCAAGAGCACATTTAAAAAAACAAGGTTACACAATACACGAAAATACACAAGACCCAATGGCTGCCACATCAATGCCTTGTGATTGTGCAAATAGTCCTGATGATGTTGAACCAAAAGATAAGAATAAAAAATTGATTCAAATGTCTAAGTCTGCTCGAATCATTAAAAACCTTTACAAAAAGAAAGGTATGAAAGAGGAAATTTATGACCATGAAAAAGAAGGCAAGTCTGTTGCAACATATGGTAAAAAACCAAAGATGCAACAAGCTGGTGCAGGTTTAGAGGAACCAAAAGCCGCTGCGATACTTACGGGTGGCACCACCATGACTGGTGAAAAGCGAGATACCATCGAAATCGATCCTATGATGAAGATGCGTAAACCAATTTCTGGAAAAAGATAAATAGTAAGATAACCCACGGTTAAAAGGAGAATAAAATGTCATCTTGGGGCAAAAACGATAACGCAGCTAACGCACCATATTGGGCCGTTAACTCAGCAATAGTAAATGCAGCGGACGTAAAATCTGTTGCGGCTGCACCTGATGCAGCAAACGTTGCATTGCTTTACGGCAATACAACTTCTAGTGTATATACATCTGGTGAAACAATTGGTCTATTCTTAGTTGATGGAAACGAAATGGACGTACAAGAAGCAGCTGGAACACCACCTGCTCATACTGGTTGGAATATTAAAACAACTGGTTCTGGTGGTCGTGCAGGTCGTGTACAATGGGAAACATTGGTTGCACTTTCACAAGTTGCTTCCGATAACAATAGTGATGATACTGTATTACCTGATATGGTAATTGCAATTACAACACAACCTGAATCTCTATCTGGTCCAGTAAGTGCTGCAAGTTCTGATACAATCACATTGACAGTTGGTGCAGAAATTACTGATGGTGCTACAGGCGGTTCATTGTCTTATCAGTGGCAAGTTAATAACAACTCTGGTGGTGTATGGGTTGACCTTCCAAACGGAACTGGTGTAACAACTGGTCAACCAGGAAACATGACCAAAACAGGTGCAAATACCACAACATTGGTATTGGATCCAACAGGTACTACAGCAAACAATTATCTATTCCGTGCTAAAGTATACAACAGCGATGCTGGTGTAACAGAGTACTCTGCTAACGCTAGAATTCTGATTACTACTTAATGATAATGGGGGTGGTTAATCCACCCCCTATTTTATTGGAATACTATGTTTGATGATTTGAATGACGACAATTTTATGATGTATGCGATGAAATGTTATACTTCACCACACTGCATCATGTCTGAATTTGAAGGAGATATCAAAAGAACAAAATATTTAA